CCGGATTGACGGCAAGACCCCGCCAGACTACACGGCAGGAACATAATGAAGATTGTGACAATTAAAGGAGAGGAGTATAAAATACTCCCATCTTTAAAAAACATGTGTCTCATTGAAGAGGATATGCCGGGGTATAATTTAGCTCTCGGCGTGCCCGCAGATAAGGCCAATTTGCATTTTATGGCATCGTGTATCAAACGGTGTATTGTGACAATGGATGATAAACCCCTTCCCAAAGAGGTGTTTGAGGACATTTTCACTCGTGATACTGACGAGGAATTTAACGAGATCTATCTTGCGGTGTTCACTGAAATGTATAAACTCCCCCCGAAGGACAACTCCGTAAAAAACTGAAACCGTTTACCGGCGGTGATCTACATGATTACTGGGATACACTTGTCACAAGTGGACTATTTGACGACCCAATACAGGTAGGGAGATACACATTATACCAGATATCTTTAATTGTCAAGGGCAAACATGCCAGAAATCGCCGGGAAGATATGTATAACGGGAACATCGTAGCTATGTTATATAATATCAATCGCGGTAAGGGCAAAGACCCAATCACGTGGAAAGATGTTTATCCAGACGAAATTATGGAAATCCGGGAACAGTCGGTAAATGAAATGCAGGAAATAGCCAAAGCGATTACAAAAGCACTTGGAGGTAAAATCACAGAATGTCGCTAGACGTCGGTACGTTAAATGCATACCTTAAATTGGATTCAACCCAGTTCACCGCGGCATTACTCGCGGCTCAGGCAAAAACCCAAGAATTTTCGGCGAGTATAGTTGCATCCGGCAAGGCCGTTTCATCTTTCGGATCAAAACTGATGTTAGGCGTAACAGCCCCGCTTACTATTATGGGTGCTCTTGCCGTCAAGACCGCGGCCTCGTTTGATGATTCAATGAGACAGGTTCAGGCCGTTACGGGTGCGACCGGTGACCAGTTTGACATGCTTCGGCAACAGGCTATAGATTTAGGTGCGGACACCGCTTGGTCTGCGTCAGAGTCAGCCGATGCAATGCGGTATCTTGGTATGGCAGGCCTGACGGTCAACGAAGTGTATGAAGCCACACCTCAGATGTTATCTCTGGCGTCCGCCGGTGCGATGGACCTTGCCACAGCCGCAGACATTGCGACTAACGTATTATCTGGATTTAATCTAAAGGTTGCGGATTTGGCGCATGTATCAGATGTCCTCGCGCAGGCATCTGCATCATCTAATACATCTGTCGAACAATTAGGGCATGCAATGGCTTATGTTGGTCCGATAGCATCTGCCGCTAACCAATCAATTGAGATGACGACCGCCGCAATTCAGGTTATGTCAAATGCCGGTATTCAGGGCACTATGGCGGGCACTGCGTTGCGGGGGGCGTTGTCAGGTTTATTAACCCCAACCTCGGAAGCAATAGATATCCTCGCATCTTACGGCATAACTGCCGCAGAAGTCAATCCAGAAATAAATTCGTTGTCTGAAATTATTGATGTTCTCGGCACTGCCGGATTATCAACCGCCGACGCTATGGTTATCTTCGGAGACCGCGCTGGCCCGGGTATGTTAACACTGCTTGCCGCGGGGAGTCAGACGATAGACGAATATACTGCCGCGCTTGAAGATTGCGACGGAGCCGCCCAGACAATGGCGGAAACCATGGAAGGCGGCGCAGGTGGATCACTCAGGAAGTTAGAGGGACAGATCGAAACGTTATCTATCACGTTTGGCGATCTTATATCAGACGCTATTATGCCTGTGGTTGTGGCTATAGGAAACATGGCGGATTGGTTATCCAGTCTGGATAAAGGCACGCAACGGGTTATTGTAGTTACGGCTATGTTCGCCGCGGGGCTAGGTCCGGCGTTGTGGGCTGTCGGGTCGCTCGCATCTGGAGTCGGTGCACTGATTGCTGTATATGGAGCTTATCAAGCGTCCACAATCGCGGCAACCATTGCGACAAAAGGGTTGACAGTCGCGATAATGTCAAACCCTGTAGGTCTCGCTATCGTTGGAGTGGCCGCTCTTGCCGCCGCGTTATTGCCCCTGATATTACGCACGGATGACGCTAAAGAGTCACAGGTGGAGTATAATAAAGCACTCGCCGATACACCGAACGTCACTAAAGTTGCGGACGATGAACTCAATAATTACATTGAGACGTTGATTAAGGCCCGGGATGAAACACGGGCTACGATTGATGCCCTTGAGGGTAATAAAACCGCGAACGACGAACTTACCAAGGCGGCCCGTTTACAAACAGCCACGCTCATATTCGGGACTGAGAAAGAAAAAGAAGCGTACATATCCAAACTCAAGCTGAAGGAAGCCGAAGAAGATAACGCTATAGCCATTTATATGACTGAGCAGGCGACTAGGTCTCTTGCGACCGGGGCAAAAGTCGCATACGACGAAGCGTCAAAAGCTGTAACCAACCATAAAAAGGAAGTTTCCAGTTTACAGTCTGAGTATGACGACCTGAAAGATACTATCGACCGCGCACTTGGTATTGACAAAGAAATTGAAGTTGCAGATCGCGGGATCGAACGCGCCGATATCAGCCTAATACGTGCCAAACAGGATCTAGAAAATATCCGCAAAGAGATTGAAGAGGCGCGTAGTTCGGGGTCTACCGAAGATATCTCGGGGTTACTCCTCCGGGAACGGTCAGCAATACTTGATGTAGCCGACGCAGAAGATCGTTACGCCGCGGCACTTGCGGAAGCGTCCACAATACGGGATGACAAGGTCAAGATTGAAGAGAAACTGAACGGTGAGAGTATCGATAGTGCGCAGACCAGATTAGAGACCCTCGCAACACAACTGGAAACCGAGCAGACCAAACTTGAAAACGCACTGGCGGCACGGGAAGAAGCGCAGATAGCACACGAGAATCTGATGAACCAGATTGATGTTGACGCGCTCGCCACGAAATCCGCGAACTGGGCGGCGTATGTGCGATATGTTGCTGAAAATCCAGCAATAGCGGCAACGTATCATGTGGAATACGATAAAAACGGTAATGTTATAGGCGGATTGCCACAGATACCTACCGTTGTAGATATACCATTACCATCTTATGAACCACTACCGACGTATGACGCATTACCATCAGAGGGATTATCTAACACGACCAGTAGGTCTATGGTTGATGTGAACGGTGGGAACACCCCGCAAACAGTGGTAACGAATAGCCCTACAGTGATAGTTAATGCGCAGACCAACGCCAGTCCGGGAGAAATAGCTATGACAGCCTCGCGGGAAGTAGGTAGATTATCTGCGGGAGGATTCGGGATATGACAGTCTTAAACCAACCATACGGTATGATCGGTTCAAGAGGCGAACTGTTACAGTTTGACGGTGTTAAATATAGTTTGCTCGCCGAAGGGTTGACGGGAGTATCCCATTATCCCGTGTCACATGACTCTACCGCCACACCCGGGATGATCGGCGAACTGTATCATACATCGACGATAGGCAAACGGTTATTATCGTTTGTCCTGATGGTTTACGGCGCAAACCGTGCCGAACTTGAGATTAACCGAAGCGCGTTTATCAGTGCGATTAACCCCATTTACGGGAAAAGTGTATTGCTTTGGAAACGCGCTAATGGGGTTATCGTCGCGCTTGATGTGATCCCGGACGACGGGACACCGTCATTTAGAAACGATGTCCTCGAAAATGCCACGTCATGGAAGGGTTACTGTGATTTTATCGCATTTGACCCATGTTATTATGACGAAAATGAGGTGGAATCCACAGTTCAGGGGTATATCGGCGGGTTTACGTTACCGTTTAGGTTGCCGTTTACCCTCGGAACATCTGACAGTCTCGCATCGTTGTATAACGCCGGTGATACTCCCACACCGTGTATTATCACGCTCACCGGAATGATGGAGAACCCTATCGTTACGAACGTTACCACAGGGGAATTTATCTCGGTGAAGCAGACGATAGCGGACAATGAAACACTCGTTATCAATACAAAGCACGGGAGTAAATCCGTTACTTTGATTGATTCAGACGACATAGAAACAAATGCACTAAACTATGTGACAAGCACAAGCAAGTTTTTCCAACTTGCCCCGGGTCTTAACACAATTAGGTTTACTGCGACTACTCAGGGAAATAACGCGAGTGGGAAACTCGTTTATAACCCTAGATGGATATCATTATGACGACACTCAAAACAATGTATGATGGCGTAGCCGGTTCGCCAGAAACTATTATAACCGTCCAGTATATAGCGG